AGTATTGTGCTTGGATGTTGAGTGCAGCGATTACTGCGAGGAAGAATGCAATTAACTTTTTCATAACGGCTTTTGGGTTTTGCGTTCTGATCTTAGTATACGAACTTTACCCCATTCCCTCCAAATTTTCCGACCACTTTATTTTCTAGTACGTAGTACTAATCTAGGGCGTTGTAGAACCTCTGGACCAACAGCCTAGCCCTCTGAGTTAGCGCGTAGCGCACTCGGTAGTTGAACTTGGTTTCCTCCCTGAACATGTGATCCTCAAGTTCACGAGAGGGCGTGAGCTTGTCGAAGTGCTTGTAGATCAGATCCTGTTTCACCATCGGGTAGATCATACGCTTACCTACGTTTGACTTGTTCATCCCGTACTCCTCTGCTACGTAGTCTATAGTAAAGAACTCGAGGTCATACGCCCACAGCATGAACTCCAAGTGACTGGCCGATACCTCGTGCGCCTTGCAGAAGCTCTCCCGTGTGTTACGCAAGTTCTTCAGGTAGTTGTACCCCAGATATCTCTCCTTCATGAAAGACACGTCTCGGAACATGCGTTTCTTCGCAACTCTGGACTTTGCCATAATTCGTATCTTTGAGATACAAATCTAGATGAAATGAACCAGCAGGAAGTCGAATTCATGGCGAAGGTCTACTTAAAGATCCAAGAGATCGAGGTACTGACAAAAGAATACGGCTACGAGGATAGGGTCATGAGCGCAATGATTTTCGGCCTGATAGAGGAGGAGATGAAAGACGCTATTGAAGAAGGGAGAATGGTGGAGATGCAGTCTGTGTTCAGCTTCAACCTCGAAGACAGAGAGGAGCTCGAGACAGTAAAGAAACTCATGGACGCTACCTTCGAGGAACCTAAAGACAAAGGGAAGGGATTCTCAGACCTGTTCGGGGGCATTGACTTGAACCTGAATTAAAATGGACGGACTTATTAGGAAGATCGTGATTGGGAAAGATCCCAAAAACGGCATGGCATATTATGTTGGCATGAATGCTGGCGGCGGTAAAGTCGTGGCTATATTGCAAGACGAGGGGTATTTGTTTAAGTACTCCAAGACTAGATATCTCGTCTACATTGAAGATGACGAGGGGACTCAACTATGGAAGGCTATCGACGGTATGCCTTGTATACTTGAGTTTGATTTGAATTTTTAATTTATGAGGACACTTGATTTTTTCGTCGTTGACATACCGAAACGTCTCAACGACACTATCCGCACGCAAGGCGGGTTGGAACTTTTTGTAGACACAAAGTTTGATGAGTTTTCGCACAGGATTACTGAAGGTGAAGTCGTGGCTTCTCCAGAGCGCTATGACATTGAAGTTAGCAGTGGTGACACTCTATATTTTCATCACTTGGTGGTTGTCAACGATGGTCAACCGCTTACTGGAGTTGAGAACCATTACATTGTCAAATGTGATAAGCAGTTTACGCTCAACAACCAAGCGTTTGCTTACAAGTGTAGAAAGACTGGGGGAATCCATCCTCTCTTTGGTTGGACACTACTGGAAGCAGTTGATCAAGAAGATGAGCCAGCTTCTGAAATCATTGAGATCGTAAAGATCGAAGAAGACCCTGTCCGCACCGGACGAGTTTCATTCGACTGTGATGAGCTCGCAGAGCTGGGCGTGAAGAAAGGTGATGTCGTTGGGTTCGCCAAAGACATGGACTACCGTATCCAGATTGACGACAAGGAGTACTATCGTGTACGAGCAGAAGATCTCCTGTATGTCGAAACGTGAGTTCACCACCGTAGAGGCGGCAAGGCGACTCATGTCCAGCATGGAGGTCGCTATCGACAATATGATCGCCGAAGTAAAAAAGCCTGTCGATCCAGAAGCAGGCGGCTCTGCACGTAAAGCTGAGCTTCAATCAATCAAACAACCCGCCATCGACTGTAAAGAGCTACTGATCGAAAGACAGAAGCTGGAGCAGATGGTGAAAGAACTACAAGAGAATGGGAGTATCGAAGAAGACAGAGACTTCTCTGGAGGGATTGCAGAACGATTTAGTAAGTGATTTCACTCACGACGACTTCTGGTACTTCGAAGACAGCTGGAATAAGTCACACGCCGACCCATTCAAGGATGGGTATAAGCAAGGGCAGAAGGATCTAGCAAAGCTGATCATGGAGACCTTCAAAGAGCATGAGGTTCCCTTGATGCTGTGGGAAGCTCTTAAAGAATACTGATCATGCTGATCGAAGTAGAAGGCTATGAAGATAAAGCTGTTGTCGTGGACCCTCGAGGGACACACGGTGAAGTCATCGACATCGACGGGCTACTTGTTGCGCTCCCGAAGAAACCACCCAAGAAAGAAATCCTATTCGCTGAAGAGCCTCGGAAGATGCAGATGTGGCGAAGGCTTGACGTGCCGCAAGAGCTGTCGTCAATACGAAGTATGGATGAGTGGTATGAGAAACCTGCTGAGTTCAGGAAAAAATTTCTTCCATATATCGAAAGGGAATTTGACCGCCGCCGTAACGGTGTTTGGTTTTACAATAATGGGGAGCCTACGTACATTACAGGTAGGCACTACATGCTACTCCAATGGACCAAGCTTGATATTGGACACCCGTACTATTTCGCTTTCCAGAGGAGGATTTATCTCCACATGGCTGCTTGCGAAGCTGACTCTCGTTGCATCGGTCAGCTTTATACTAAGTGTCGCCGTTCTGGTTACACTAATATCTGTTCTGCGGTTCTTGTGGATGAGGCTACGCAAGTTAAAGACAAGTTGCTGGGCATTCAGTCAAAGACTGGTAAGGATGCTCAGGAGAACATCTTCATGAAGAAGACGGTGTCGATGTTTAAGTCGTACCCATTCTTCTTCAAACCTATTCAAGACGGTACTACTAACCCACGTATGGAGCTGGCATTCCGAGAGCCGTCAAAACGAATCACAAAGAACAACAAGACATCCACCAAGGGTGATGCGCTGAATACAGTCATCAACTGGAAGAACACCACCAACAACGCATACGATGGTGAGAAGCTCCACTTGCTATACCTCGATGAGGCTGGTAAGTGGGAGAAGCCTGCGGATATACGTGAGGCTTGGCGCATTGAGCGTACCTGTCTGATCGTGGGTAGAAGGATTGTAGGGAAGGCTCTGGTCGGATCTACAGTAAACCCGATGGACAAAGGTGGTGAGGAGTTCCGTGAGCTATGGGACGACTCCAATCCTACAGAGCGTAACGCCAACGGTAGAACTAAGAGTGGACTATATGGTCTGTTCATTCCGGCATATGATGCGCTTGAGGGATTCTTTGATCAGTACGGTAACTGCGTGACTGAAGACCCTGAGGAACCTGTGATGGGGATTGACGGGGAGGTGATCGACATCGGGTCCAAGACATACCTGAAGAATGAGAGGGATGCAATGAAGAACAACCCCAAGGAAATGAATGAGCTCGTGAGGCAGTTCCCTTGGAGTATTGATGAGGCGTTCCGTGACAGTATCGAGGGGAGTGTGTTCAACGTAGGTAGGATCTACCAGCAGATTGATCACAACAACAACCTGTTTCCAAATCCAGTGGTGAGGGGTAATTTCATGTGGAAGGAGAAAGACAAAGAGGTTGTGTTTACACCAGACCCGAACGGAAGGTTCCGTGTATCGTGGCAACCCGACCCAGAGCACAGGAATAGGTTTGGTACTGAGCGCAATGGACGTAAGTCTCCGGGCAACGCTCATGTTGGTGTAGGAGGGGTGGATAGCTATGACCTTGACCAGACTGTGGATGGAAGAGGATCGAAAGGCGCAATGCACTTGTACAACAAGTTCAATATGCAAGCCCCGTCAAACATGTTTGTCCTAGAGTACGCATCACGCCCAGACCTTGCGGCAATATTCTATGAGGACTGCCTCATGGCTGCGTTCTACTACGGGTATCCGCTGTTGATCGAGAATAACAAGTACGGGATAGCTAGATACTTTGAAAAGCGTGGGTATGACAACTACTTGTTAGATCGTCCTGCACACCTGTCAAGCGCTAGTGCTAGGGTAAAAGTTAGAACAAAAGGTGTCCCATCAAACTCAGCAGACATGATCCAATCCCACGCCCAAGCTATTGAGGCTTATATACATAGCCACGTTGGGATTAGGGCAGAGACGGATGAGATGGGAGCTATGTATTTCAATAGAACACTTGAGGATTGGATTGCATATAAGATTGACAAAAGGACAAAGTATGACCTTACAATCTCTTCAGGTCTTGCCCTACTTGCTGCTCAAAAAGTTAAACAAGAGAAAGTAAAAAGCAACTTTGCTGAGAAGCAGTTCTTCCGTAGGCACAAGCCAAAATCCTTCCACTGATAGATTTAGTATATTTGCGAGGTAATGTACAGCCAGAACAATAAGAATAAATCCGGCTTTCCAGATCCTTTGGATTCTAGGAATATAAAGGAAGGCAAGGAGTATGGCATGAGATTCGCCAAAGCTATCCTCGCTCAATGGGGTAGCATGGGAGAGGATAAGTCTCTCGTTAGAAAAAGATCTCGAATATTCGAAAAGAATAGAAAGTACGCTAACGGAACTCAAGACACGTCTATCTACAGGCAGATCTTGACATCACTCGATCCATCAAACAGTGACGGTAGCTTGTTGAACTTGGACTTCAGTCCAGTTCCTATCTTGCCTAAGTTTGTTAGGATTGTAGTCAACAAGATTCTTTCAAAAGATCCATACCCAAATCTCGAAGCAATTGACCCGCTGTCTTCCTCAGAGAAAGATCTCGAGAGAAGAAAGGTTGAGATGGTCGTTAGAAACAAGAAGCAGCTCAACGAGATCAACGAGAAAGCTGGTGGCTCAAGCAAGTATGTAGAGAAGATTCCCGAGACTCTAGAGGAAGCTGAGATCTTCATGGATAACAACATTAAGTCTTCAGCTGAAATTGCTGCACAGATTGCAACAAACTTGACTCTTGAGTGGAATGACTTTAGCGATAAGACCTACCGAAGATGCGTAGAGGATTTGGTTACTCTTGGTATGGCTGTCATCAAGAGAAGCAACGATCCTAACTACGGCATCAAAGAAGAGTACGTAGATCCAGAGACATTTGTCCATAGCTATACGGAAGATCCCGGCATGAATGATCTGATCTATGCAGGTCATATAAAGTCAATTCCTATTCACGAGCTAAGAAGGATAGCTGGTGACCAGCTGAGTGAAGACGACTTTAAGAAGATCGCTCAGAAGGCTCAGAAAAAATACGGGTACGATAGCTCTAAGCTTCATCAAACCAGCTACGACAACTACCTCAAGCGCCAGAAGTTTGGGTATGACGAGTACATGGTAGAGGTTCTTGACTTTGAGTTTAAGTCAGTTGACTGCGACTACTATGAGTCAAAGGAGAACAAGTATGGTAATGTTGGATTCTTCTTCAAGGGTGAGAACTACAAAGAGCCAACCAACTCAGTTTATAAGAGAGAAGTAACCAAGATGGAGAATGAAACCATCTACGGTGGTTGCTACATCGTTGGTTGCGATATGATGTTTAACTACGGAGCCAAGACCAACGTACCTAAAAATATTCACGATATATCAAGAGCGGAGCTTTCTTACTCTTGCGCCTCTACAAACTTGCGGAACATGATCCCCAAGTCTATGGTAGATGGATGCGTTGGCTTTGCCGATCAGATCAACATCACTCACCTCAAGATCCAACAAGCAGTTGCAAAGGCTAAGCCTGATGGTATCATCATTGATATCGAAGCTCTTGAGAATGTGCAGCTCGGTAAAGGTGGTGAGCTCCAGCCGCTTGAACTTCATGACATCTATGAACAGACGGGCGTATTCTATTACCGATCTAAAAACCCTGAGGGCGGCTTCCAAAACCCGCCAATCAGAGAGATCGGCAACTCCATTCGTAACATTAACGAGCTTGTTGGTATTTATAACCACTACTTGAGAATGATCCGTGATACCACGGGTATCAACGAGGTAATGGATGCAAGCTCACCCAAAGGTGATGCTCTTGTTGGTGTACGCCAGCAAGCCATCGCTGCTGGTAACAATGCTATTTACGATATCACTAATGCTTCAATGCTTCTGTTTAAGAAGGTCTGCAAGGATATTGTGAAGTGCGTTCAGATCATACCAAGAGAGTCTATACTATTTGGCATTTATGCTAATGCGATTGGCAAGGAAAATATGGGGCTGCTTTCTACATTCGAGAATCTGGTGATGTACAACTTCGGTGTCACGGTCCAGAAAGAAATGGAGGAGATAGAGAAGCAGTACTTGGAGCAGAACATCCAGATCTCACTTTCTCAAAAAGAGATTGATATCGAAGACGCTATCGCTATTAGACAGCTCCGAGACATCAATCAGGCTGAGCGACTGCTTATCGTTAGACGTAAGAAGCGAATGGCAATGAACCAGCAAATCGCTCAGCAGAACGTAG